ATCATATCGTGATGCGTACTTGAGAATGTTACTACGACAGAACGCCTCACCATCACCACAGGCTTCAATCAGATCGAGTGTCTGGATTTTATCATTACCAGACGAATAATGTTGATTGTAAGTTGAACTGATGTAATCAGAGAGTTCCTTAATAATTTCATCCTCATTGTACTTCCTCATACCCTTAGTTGTTGGGGTACTGAAATCACCGAGATTCTCAATGTAGTTTCCCATATAGAGATTCTCGTCAGAGAGGGTAATTTTATCAGTACCCTCTCCTCCAACGAAAGTATTTTCAGCCATACTATTTTAGTTAGATACACCATACTCTATCAGCATACTTGGACAAAGTCAACAGTTTCACTTTCGCATTCGATGGAAAAATCCACATCCACTTTGTCATAAAGTTCCATGAAGGATGTTTTGGTCTCTTCGTCAAAACGATTGATACAAACTTGAAGTGCTTTGTTCTTATCATTGAAGATAGAATAAGCATGAATGATATGGACTAGACGACGGGTGGAGATAACCTCCTCAATACCACCATCATAGAATGTCTTACGGATGATGTCAGCCCAGTCACACAGGTACCTACAGAACGAACGATCATCGATACCCAAATCTAGTGCGACACCCTCAAGAATCTTCTGCTCAATAGCAACTGTAGGGTAGGTCTGCTCAAACGTTACGGGGAATCTTTCAAGGAAAGCTTCATTGAGAACATTAGTTCCAATAAAGCGACCGTCGTCGCTGCCTTTACCTTTAGTATTTGCAGTTGCAATAACATTAAATCCTTTCTTGGGTTGGACAAATTTACCAATTTTCTTAAGAAAAACACCTTTACCCTCAAGGATTGATTGAAGACATAGAATCTTGTTAGATGCTAGGTCAACCTCATCTAGAAGAAGTATAGCTCCCCGTTCCAGAGCTTCGATGACTGGACCATTATGCCAAACAGTTTCGCCATTAATAAGACGGAAACCACCAATAAGATCATCCTCGTCGGTTTCAATGGTGATATTGACACGAATTAATTCTCTCTTGAGTTGAGCACAAGCTTGCTCAACACTAACCGTCTTACCATTACCAGAGAGTCCCGTAATGAAAGTAGGATAGAATAGATAGGAAGAAATAATTTTCTTAACGTCTTTAAAATTACCAAACTGGACAAAAGTATTATCTTTCTGTGGGATAAGATTTTCAACAACAGATGATTGTGCTGATGGAGAATCATAAGTCTCTTCCAGTTGTTCCTGGACAGTCAGATTCCACTTACCACGACCAATTTTATAATCTGTGAGTCGTTTGGAGATAGTCACATAACTATAATCGTTCATAGCACACCAGGCACGAACGTCAGGTGTGGTAATGGTTTCACCGTAGAGAGATTTAAGTGAGGTAGTGACGTATTCGACAGAGAGTGACATGATGGTTCGTTTCAACAAAGTTATTATAAAGGATAGAAAGGGATCAGGACGACCCTTTAGGGCAGTTCCTCAAGTGGATCAACAAACTAGATCCATAAACTGACTCAGAACTTTCTTATTTAGAGACTTAGCCTTCAAATTCTTAACGAAGGCTGTTCTGATTTTAGCTTTAGATGCACCTTCCTCAACTTGAAAATCTACATCATTGTTGAGTGCCTGATCAACCATAATAAAGTAGGAAGAATATCCAGAGTTGTTAATAGAGAAGAACTTGTCCTTCTTAACCTGTTTGACTTTCTTATCGATATCATACTCTTCATATCGTTTAATCATACTATTTACGTCGCGAGTTGCAGCAATCCTGATTCCGATAAAGTTAGTTCCAGGAAAAGTTTCTTTCATATCAGCCAATAAAGTCTCAGTAAATTGATAATAATAATCACCAATCTTATAAGTATGGCCAGTACTGCGATTGCGGAGATAAGAGTGGCCACGACTAAGATTGGAATGACCTTCTCTTATACCATACTTTTCAGAATCCCAATAGTTACAATAAGGAAGATAGTTTGCTTCACCATCAGTCAGTATCACACACTGAACTTTTTGAAGGTCATTGTTTTTCTTAAACTGAGGAATGATCTTATAGAGAGACACCAAAGATTCGTTCAATGGAGTACCAGAAAGACCAAATCCTTGAGGGATTTCATACTTACCCCAGGTTTTAAAGTAGTATGCAATTCTCCATAGGTTGAGAATCTGCTTCTCCATATTATTACGTTTGGTTCGACTAGACAGGAAGTTGATAAGATTGAAGTCCTTATGAACAAACAACTTACTATTTTCCCATTCCATTGAATCCATTTCTACATCATCACTTCTCCAATAAAAAGAGTTAGTAAATGCGTAAACCTCAAAGGGAATATTACACTTGTTACAGAACCAGACTAGATTGATTAACTGTTTAACAGTATCTAGAATGTAATCACCCATAGAACCTGACCAATCCAGGACAAAGATCAGACCATGATTCTGACCATCAGGAAGGACATTGATCTTACGGAATAGGTTTTCATTGTACTTGTAAGTATGGAGTTTAGTACAATCAAGAACACCAGTCTTAGATACGAATGAACGAGAATATGCGTCTGCAGATTTCTTGCACTCAAACTCTTTTACCAGATAATTCACCTCACGTTGTGATTCTCTCTTGAACTTCTGGTATTCGACATCAGGTCGAGTAAAATCAGAAACTTGATATTTTACCTCACCAGTGAATTCACACTTATGTTCCATAGGAACCAACTGTCGTGCAAAATCTTCATCAATAAGACGTTGAACTTCAACATGATCGATAATGATGTTATCTAGATTTACATCAGGAACTTCTACATAAATGTTCTGGATACCACGATCCATACCATTGAGTTCAGAGATACCATCCTCAAATGTTCGATCAGTGGTAGCTTCAGGTTCCCCACTTTCCTGTTTTACTTCATTCCCAGTGTCTGATTCTTGGTTCTCAGACTCACGTTTAGCTGCTTCTTCAATCATCTCCTCATGAGTCATATCATCACTAGAGGATTCAGGAGTTTCAGAGTTTTCTACATTATCACCCTGTTGATTGTTAGTTCCTTTAGGTTCAGGATTATGAGTATCAGTTTTAGTTTGAGATTGTTGATCCTTGCAGTAGGAGTAGATCTCTCTTGCTAGATTACATACTTCTCCAAAAGTCTCAGTCAGACCAACACGATCGCGGAAAACAATCTCAGTTGCCTGAAAAGGAATATCAATAAAGTTACCAATCTTCCAGTACAGATTGATACGATCAGCCAGGTTCATTCTTTCAATATCCTGATCATCAATGCAGAAAAAGTCTTGATCGGAAAGTTCATTATATCCCTTGAAGAAACTCTTAGCAAGTCCGGGATAACGACGTTTCATCAACTTCTCAATACGAGCATCTTCTATAATATTAACAAACGAGTGAGGAATATCTCCTGGGGGATCTACATTTGGAGTATAAAGTGCATGTCCTACCTCATGCCCTACCAACATATCATAGACAACATTGGATGCACGTTTCCACATAGGAAGTGTTAGAACACGATTCTCCACATCAAACTGAGCTGTCATCACCTCACGGTTCTCAACCACAATGTCCTCAGTGGCTAGAAGTTTAGCTAGTTGTGACTTAACTTCGTAGTTGACTGTCATATGGTGTTTTATCGATATAACTATAATACATGAAAACTGAGTCCTGAGGAAAGAACCAGGACACTTTGATAACTGTCTGCAGACCAATCCCGGCCTCTAAGGACCGGGACTTTAGTGTAAACTCCTATAAGTAGTTTAATTAATTTTACTATTCTGTAAGAATGTGCCTACAAAACCTCCTTGCTGTTTGATCTATAATGCCACATTCTGAAATACATTGAAAATAATCTGACACTTGATCATATTTCTCTTCTGATGAGTGTTTTTCGTCCCACCTCCAAGATGATAATTCATTTCTTGATATCAAGTTGTGCATAATACCCTCTGTCTCACTTTATTATCTAGGCAACTTATGTTTAATTCATGACATTTGGTTAACAATTAACATTTTAGTATCATTTCTTCACATAATGAAACCCTTTTGAATTTCTTCTTAAGAGCCTGTAGTTTGTACTTAGATTGTCTAAGTGCATGAGGTTTAAGTGACCTTTTCTGTTCCTTTTTGCTGTGATGTTGCCAGTTTGGAGTATGCATTGAGATACCTATCAGATGCAGGGTCGGTGATTAGCGTCATACCATTTTGTTTGAATTCTTTGGAAATGTCAACTGGACGGCGGATTTGTTCTCTCATGGTGTTTCCACTGAAGTACCTTGTATCATACGGCTGAAACCTTTATCTTTAGAGAAGGATATGACGCTTTCAAATTTGTCCTCAAGACCTCCCTTGTGAGATATGACAAAGATGTTAGCGTCCTTGATTACGAACCTGATGATTTTTAGGAATTCGTCTGTACCGAATCCATCTAGTGAACTGTCGAAGACCTCATCCATGATGAGAAGATTTGTGTTTACTGAATTCTTAAACCTAGCGACTTCTCTCCAGGTAAACAAGAGAGCTAGATCGATCCTCATTTTTTCTCCTTCAGAGAAGGAAGAGTAGGTAAAGTCTTCGTGAATAGGCGTTTCGATAGTTTCTGAAAACTCCTCATTCAACTTAAAGTTGATGTAGAAGTCCATCATCTGCAGATACTTATTGACCTGTTGATTTATCAGGGGAAGATACTTCTTGATGATTTGAGATTTTACTCCACCGTCTTTAAGAAGACTATAAGTGAAGTCGTGGTAAGAAATGCTCTCCTTTACCTCAACAAGTTTTTCGTATGTTGCCTGAAGACTGTCCCTAAACTCTTCTAGTTTCTCATGTTCAGAATTTCTGTTTGAAATTTGATTGGTAAGTGTTTGAATTTCCGATTCCAGTTGTCTGATTTGTTTTTGACAACTAGTAATTTGAGTGTTGTTAGAAGTGACGCCATTAAGTAGTTTAGAGATTTCTCCACTAGTGGTTGTAAAATTGGACTCTCTCAGCTCTTCATCTTTGATTGCCCCTAGGAGTTGTTCATACCCCTTCTGCAATTCCTTGGCTTTATCTTGAGAAGTCCTAATCTTATTTATTCTGAACCCCTCTTCAATTGTTTGTTCACATGTAGGGCATACCGAATTATCTTTAAAAAACTTATGATCCTTAACTAATGTTGAAATCTTTTGGGACAACTTACCTTTAATATTTCCATATTCCTTAAGTTTTTCTTTATGATCACCAAAGTTTTGGAGTTCACTCTGAAGTTTTTGAACACTAAAGGTCAGGTCAATATTTTCATTTGTGTAGTTATTTTCTTCTACAAGAAGAGAACTAATCTTATGTCCCTTGTGTCTAATATCTTCCTGACTCTTTTCTTCAATTTGTCTAATAAAGTCCTTTTGCATATCAACCTTATCTTTAAGAGATTGTCTCTTTAATTCAAATGTTCTAGCTTGTTCTTTCAGACCACGAATCTTATCCTTGATAATCATATTCATGGAGGAGAAGATCTTGATGTCTAAGAGTTCCTCTACGACCTCTCTGCGACTTGTGGAAGGGAGTTGCATGAAGGGAACGAAGGAACTACTACCCAGGATAACAATTTGAGTAAATGACTTGTAATTCATCTTCAGAACATTTTGTTCTAACCACTTCTGTTGATCATTAGCAGAGTGATCTTGATCTAAAGTTTCACCATCTTTATAGATCTTAAAGATATTTGGTTTAATACCTCTTACAACTTTCCACTGTGTAGAGTTAACATCAAACTCAATCTCAACCAATGTACCTTTTTCGTTGGTAGTGTTGATAAGTTGTGCCTTATTGATTTTACGAAATGCCTTGCCATATAGGACAAAGGTTAGAGCATCCAGAACAGTGGACTTACCAGCTCCATTAGAACCAATGACCAAAGTGGTATTATGAGTATTCAGATTTAATGTTGTGGGTTGATTTCCTGTACTCAGAAAATTCTTCCAGGAGATAGTCTTAAAGGTAATCACGCGCGTTGTCAGGAGGAATTACAATGTCATTGGGTGTTATAATCGTATACCTGTGATCATGCAACTCACAGGTCTTAACCATTATCTCGTCTTCTATTTCTAACACATGCATCTTAGGATAGTCAAGCTCTTTTAGTTGCAGGGAATATCTTAAAGCATCATCTTCTTCTTGAAAAATGTAGAGTACTTGTTCTCCATCATCATCAACTACAGAATATGCTCCATCTTTTTCATGACCTGCTACCGTGAGAATAAACATTATACTAGTTCACACGCTTCCTGATATACATCCCTAATTACTTTTTGAATTTTAGATTTATCAAGACTTGATTCAGACTCCTCAATATATCTATTCAGAATAGAAAGAGTATCTTCTGTATCAATTCCTTCAACATTATCTTTTTCGTTATACCACCCACCAAATTCAAAGTTCTCAACGATTTTCAGGTCAGCAATACCAGAGACATACAGTTTGTCAATAAATTTTTCAAACTGTTTGATATCTGATTTTTGTTTGACAATTACCTTTACAATCTTACCTGTATAAGGAGTTGTATCAAACATCTGATAGTTGGTATCATCATAGTAAATGTTATGAAATAACTGATATGGATTATTTACATACGTGTGTTCAAGAGTTTCCACATCCAGTATCGTAAATCCACGATCATCTCCGACATCCGTCCAGAACATCTCGTAAGGATTACCGATGTAGTAGACTGTTCCGTCATCTGATCGAGTATGATAGTGCCCCGTGAAGACCTTGGAGAACTTTGAATATAACTCGCCCTCATTACCATGGTCCATGACGATCTGTCGATTAACTCTAAATCCATTGAGCTCAAGGTGCCCCATCGCGAACGGGCAAGTTGTCTTTTTAATAAGGTTATAAGTTTCTTTCTCATTTTCCTCACAGATCCAGGGTATAAAAAGGATGTCTAATCCCTCAATATTGACTTCAGTAGCTTTAGAGTATTTTGTTATATTGTCATACTCCGTGAGAAGAAGTTCAATAGAGTTAATTTTATTACTATTCTTATAGTAGGCATCATGATTGCCCACAATCAGGTGCATCTTTGCTCCCATCTCCTTGAGAGGGTCAAATACCACTCTTTTTGCCCACTGGAGAGTTTGGAACTCAATTCCCCTACGACTGTCAAACGCATCCCCAAGGTGGAGAACGGTATCGATACCCTCTTTCTTTAGGGTAGGGAAGAATACATCACGATAGAATTTCTCAAAGTAATCATGGAAGAGTTTAGAACCCTTTCTTGCACCATAGTGAGTATCAGTGATTACTGCTACTTTTGTCATTGATTACGAAGTTTGATGTGGACTGCGTCCTTGATGGAATTGTAGTCGGAATAGTTACCACTGTCAAGCTCGTTGGCATCAAAGACCTCATCGAAGTTAGTTTTCTCTAAAATCTTGTTCTTAATCTCAAGTTGTTTCTTCTCTTGTTGAATCCTTCTCAAGAATGCATAATAGATAATCTGAGTAAAATAAGCAAATGGGTTCTTGGATTTCTCAGGATTAAAGTTATGAACGTACCTTACACAATTCTCGATACCATCACAGATCATATCATCCTTGAACATGTAGTTCACGAAGTTTGGTTTATATGATAGATGATTAGCAATTTTCAAAAAACACTCACCAATATATCTGGGAATCCTAGGTTTGGGCTTATCATTGAGTTTAGCTCGTTCAACCTCAGCAAAGTAATTCTCAAGTGCGTTGAGAAACTCTTTGTTATTTACATAGTGTTCAGATTTCTTAGGTCTTGCCATAGTTCCATAATTGTGATTGACAGCCATAAACGATAATTATTACTCATATTATTATACCACTTTCATAAGAGGTTGACAATACCTTGAATTAACAATAGAATAGGTTTGTCCAGGATGAAAGGGAACCTTAGCTCTTATTATAGAGTTTTTCCAAAACCTCTTTAGCTTCATGTACTGTAGATAAGAATCCCATTTTTCTATCTAACTTTATGTTATTCGTTTGATTAAGCTTACGAACATAATCTTGATAATATATAATCATCTCAACACTGTCTGATTCAGACATAGTAATGACCTGATCCATATTTATAATAAACATATCATCACTAGCGGTCTTTAACCAAGGTTCCATTTTATAACCTTGAAACTTACCTCTATGAATAATTTCTTCAACGATAATTGGATTAGAAAGAAGCAACAGTGTCCTGTCATCTTCTTCCATAGCAGCTACCTTAGTAAATATTTCATCACCAGATCTTAATTTGATTGTAGCATAAAAATCATCTTGTATCTCCATGTCCATAGACACTCTCCTTTTCTAATCTTTTAAATTAATTGGTATAATCTCATAATTGAATTGTTCTTGAACATATATTTTCACTCTTTCAATAAAATGATTCAAAGTATAGTTCTTCCTTGACCCCATGGTTGCATCATCTGCAATATCATAGAGTTTAGCTTTCACTTTGTCTTTGCCTTTTCTTAGGACTCTACCAATAGACTGCAAGTTCCGAATACGAGACTTTGATGGAGAGGCAAATATTACGTTGTGAAGGTTTTTGATGTTGATACCTGTACTGAAAGTTCCAAAGGAGGCAACGATAATAGCGTCTTTCTCTTCCTCTGTAATCTTTCTAACTTGTTCTCTGGACTCCGCATCCACACCCCCATGGATGAAGAAGACCTTTCTACCGTCTGATACTTTGCTATTTATTAAGTCATAAAGTATGGCACCATGCGTCTCAACTCTCGTATAAAGAACCAAGGTATTACCCTTCAAATCAACTGACAGATTTGATATGAATTTGTTTCTATTCTCATGGGATATGAGATACTTGATTTCATCCTCATATGTATCGAATTTTTGAGGACTATGTTTCAGAACAAGACACTGAATATCAAGTTTAGCTAGGTAACCCTCATCAATTAGTTTCTTAGTTCCTGTTACCTTGTATGACGGACCAAATAATCCCTCTAAGACCCACTTATGGGTCTGTGTCCCGTCTAAAGTGCCAGTAAACCCATATCTATACTTAGCATGATGGCACTTGTCCATAATCCCTATAAGTGACTTACTCTTAAACAGATGAGCTTCGTCGCCAATAATAACATCATACTCTTCAAAGAATACTCTATCCAGTTGATAAACTGACTGCCAGGTAGTGATGGTTACTTCATTAGTGTTGACCCTCTCACGACCTGCATAGATCCTGTGGCAGTGATTCTCGGCATCCCACCCATAGTCCTGGAAATCTTTAAACATCTGTTCCACAAGTGATGTGGTGGGGACTACAAGTAGAACCTTTCTCTTCAGACCAACATGGAATCTTACTACAGAGTAAATCATGAATGACTTACCTGATGCAGTTGGGCTGATTAATAACTTCCGATTATATCTTAGGGCATCATGAACAGCATCTATCTGATAGTCCCTTGGTTTCAATGATGCAATAGATGCCATAAAGTCTTTGACACCTTCTTTGCAGATCATTTCATTGACTTCAAAAGGAAGTCCATAGAATTTATTATTTACAAATTCAAAGCTATATTCAGATTTTTCACAGAATGCAATAACTTTATCAAGAAGTCCTACATAGATTCTCTTTGTTCTAGTATCGAACAAATGAATTTCTCCGTTCCAATGCCTCCTTCTATACTGAGGCATAAACTTCATGTTAGGAACTTCAAAGGTAAATCTATCTCTGAGTTCGTATTCAATATGTGGTTCCGTAGAGATCCTAAGGTAAACTTCGTTTACCTTCTCTATGGTCAAATCAGCCATACTTGTAGGGTCACCTATAAGTATTTATTAACTATTTCTAAAAGAGTAATCTAGCATCATTCTTTGAAATTGATCTCTTAAATGCCACATGTGTTCTTGTTCTTCAGCTGGTCTGGCAGGAGAACCAGGCCATGTTCTGATCGCCTCAACAACACAATGATGCATTAGGCGCACATCATTTATAGAGATATTCATTGTATAATCAAACTGTTCTTGTTCCTCGTTCAATGATTTGAGAATGGGGGATAATTTTATTTATCCCATACCAGAAGAGAATCTCATAAAATCTATACTATTTTTAATTTGATATGTTCTATTGGTAACTTGTTTTAGTATTTCTTCAATGTATTTCAACATTGTATCATAATACTCAATCTTTAATGAAATTCCTGCTAGTTTTTCATCTGCGTCAAGATATTTTTGCATAGTATCTTTATCTCTAATCTTCTTAGGAAATGGATTATCAATGTAAACTTGAGGATCAGCCTTTCCTGCAAAGTACTCATACCGTTCATGACGGATATTCTTTCTTTGTTGTTCTGCTTTCTTTCTCAAAAGAATCAGATTATTGTATAGATCATAATATTTCGCATGTAATACGGGAATATTCAATGACTCAGTGTGTAGGTTATCAGGATCAATCTTTGAATCCTCCTCCCACATCTTCTGAATCGTAGGTAAATCAATCATTAGCAACAGGGCCCACCACCGGGCGTGATATTGTATATAAGGTATTTGAAACCAACTCTAGCTTGTAGGTACTCAACATCTCCTACTTGAGAGTTGAATTCTAGAGGACTTAGGTAGTATGGGAACATGTCTTTAAATTTTACTTTAAAAGCCGGTTCTTGTTGGTTGTTGTTGATGACAAGAGTTGCATCTGAATAAACATCCAAACTAACTGTACCTACACCTTCATTTTGAAGATTGTAAATTTGCTCAAGAGATTCAGGAAAACCCAGTCCTCTCATCCATTTATCAATCTCAAGATAATTTTGAAGATCTTCATCAACAAAGAATGTTAACTCTAGATCAGAAAAGTCTAAGATCTCTCCAGGTCTAGGGATAGTCTTGAGATAATTGGATTGATTTACAACCCCCAAGGTTATACCTGGTACGTTTATTATACTACCAAAAAACCCAACTGTGGGAGTTCTTTCGATAGAAAATTGAAAACTATTTGGTATCAGGAAGTTTCTATTAGAAGGTTGACTTGAGGGAAGAGCCTTCTTAGTTTGATCTTGTATTGGTCTTCTTGTCGCCATCTATCGGCACTCTTTTTTAGTATTTATCAGTAGGCATAAAAAAGACCCCCGAGATGGGGGTCTGAAAGGACAAGTGGGACATCCAGCCCCACAACATCCACTCATATCACATGAGGTTTTTAACAGCCACACGTCTGTAGTAGCGGTTAGAGTTGACACGAAGACGACCCAAACCTGGGTTAGTACCTTCGGCGAATGGGTTAGCAACAATCCCGTAACGGGTCTTGAAGCCAATTTTGGGCTGGAAGGAGTTCTCTCCAACAGCACGAACCATTTGAAGGGGAACGTAAGGACAATAGAATAGTCCAGCGTCATAAGGCGAAGAACCCTTATAACCAACAACGTAATACTGGTTACCACCAGACGAATTACCTGAGGTCAGGTTAGCGGCGTATGGGTCAATATAAACTTTGAACTTACCGTTGATGGTACCAGCAAAGGTGTTACCGGTGTCATCTACGTTCAGGTTGGAGTTCAGTGCTGGAGTGTAATCCAGGATACCAGCCATCGTAAGTGCGGAAGCAACGTCTGCGGAACACAGAACCATGTTGCCTTTCCCTCTACGAGTTCTTTGTGCGATCGCGTTAGCGTCACGCTCGATTTGGAAAAGAAGTCCTTTGAACTTCTCAACGGACCAACGACCGTTGGAGTCAACGTCCAGGTCGAAGATACCGGAAGTAGCGGTGTTAGAAACAGCACCTTGTTCAGCTACCTTGTAGATAGTTCTGATGACTTCACGGTTGATCTCAGCCAAAATTTCGGTTGAGAGGATGTTAGCCAGTTCGGCTTCAGCGTTAAGACCGTGAATAGCCTTAAGGTCCTGTGCCAGCTCCAAGCTGTACTCGGCCTTCAGGGCTCTTGACTTGGCTGTAACAGTAACTTTCTCAATCGAGAAAGCCATCTGGTTAAAGGCGTTATTGCCACTATCCAGTGCTTCAGAGTCTTGGGTCTTCATACCCTGACCGACGACATAGCCTTCGGAATTGGCTGTGCCAACAGGGTTCAGAACACCTGGGTTGCTACCAGACTGTGCGGTTGTACCAAGACCAGCTTGGACATCGGACATACCACCAGTCAGATCGAAATTAGCGTCCTGACCAGAGAATGCGGTATCTACTTCGTCGAAGAACGTTTCTGCACCATTCTGATCTTGTAGACGGGATCTCATTGCGAAGATGAGTCCAGTAGGACCGTTCATTGGTTGAACACCAGCCAGGTCATAAGCGACCAGGTTAGGCATTGCTCGTCTGATCAGTGAGATCAGAACGGGATCGAAACCTGCAACAGGACCTGTACCACTTGCACTACCAGAGAAGCCAGCGTTTCCGGTAGCTCCAGGGTCGGTGTTGACGGTGGGGGATTCCATCAGGTTGATACCTGACGAGAATGCTTGCTCCTCACGGAGGAATTTTTCTTGGTTTTCTAGCAGGACCGCGGTTACGGCTCTACGATGAGAATCTTTGATTGGATCAAGACCATCATAGTCGAGAAGTGGACTCCACTTTTCCTGCAATCTTTCGGACTGAAACATTGCTTTACCTTATTTGTTTGAATTTAATGTTGAAATCACTTTTTAAAAGCGCCCAGGGAACGCAGATAAGCGTCCATGGTTCCTGTAACAGGAGATTCGGTTGTATCTACACCCTCAGACAGAGTCTGTTGTTGGGCTGCTTTTGGAGCTGGTGCCTTACCGGAGAAATATGACTCCTTCAGGGTTTCCAGTTTCTCACGATATTCTGTATCACTTTCAAACTCAATACTTTCGGCAAGTGAAGCGAGCTTCTCTTTCTGGGTCTCTGCGAGTCCCTCAGAGATTTGATCAAGAATCGAACCTGCAGTGGACTCAGCGAGTCTCTTGTTCAGATCGATATTCTTGTCAATTTGCTCATTGAGCTTGGTCTCCATGTCATCTAGTTTTTCTACCATGCTTTCCAGCACATCATATTTATCTTCAGGGATTGTTACATAATGTTCTTCAAAAAGACCCTTCATTCCAGAAAGGAATGATTCGGTCATTTCGGTCTTAAGACCTTGTTCGACAGCCAATTCATTCTCGGTAATCCACTCTTCGCAGACATACTCAAGATAGGCATCGACTCTTTCAGTAAGAACGTCCTTAAGACCTTCTTTCTCCTCTTCAAGTTTCTCGGAGTATTGAACTTCGAGAGTTTCTTGAATTTCTTTTACTTTTGAATTAAGTGCGGCTTCGAAAACGATCTTAGCCTTTTCTCTGAATTCTTCGGAGAGTTCTTCACCACCAAGGAGAGCGTTAACATCTTCATCGACGTTATACTCTTCTTTGGTTTCCTCTTCAGAAACGACTTCCTCTTCGGTAGTCTCGGCCTCAGCTACAACTTCCTCTTCGGAAGCTTCAGCTTCTTCTTTGGCCATTTTCTTCATTTGATCTGCGGCTTTAGCACCTCTGTTAACCACATCCTTGACAGTTGCGATCTTAGGCTCTCTGAGCTTTGCCGAATCATCATCAGGTTTGTAGTTCTCAGGGGTTGGACCACCGAGATCTTCTACACTACCGAGCTGTGTACCTGGATCAGTCAACTTAGGCATTGACTCAGCAGGTTTAGCGTTCGCATTCACAGCAGTTTTAGATTGCTCCATTTCTTGTAAATCTCCACGAGACATTGTTGAACTACTCCGATTAACCGTATTTAATCTATATTTATTTATAAATTAGTATTTTTAAGCACTCACAGGTTATTCAAGAAATTATTGAATACATCGAGTTTCTTTTCATCAAGTTCACCCTGTGTTACCAGAGTATTGATTTGTTGGTAAGTTTTTTTAGCTAGGGATTCGCGAAGAATACCACCATCCCATACCCATTCTTTACCTTCCATGATACCTTCAACGAAAGCATCTGGTGCAGAAGGGTCAGCCACAATGTCGGCAGCAGTTGACAACATAAAGTCATCACCAACGACATTTATGCCTTCTCTTGTTTGTTTAAGTGATCCAATACCTCTTGAAGAAACACCCAACTTAACGCCTTCGTTAATGAGGGACTCTGCAATTTTACCCATTGGAGTAGAAAGAATTTTCGCCTTACCAATGAAGTTTGTTCCATTCTCTTTGAGTGAAACAATTTTGTGACTGACGCGGTCCAAATTAACAGTTGGTCCATCTGGATGTCCGAGTTCTCCAAGAGCTCTCCCAGAATTGACATTACTTTCTGTATACCTTTGGACTTCTCTTCTCAGAGTCTCCATTGGATACATACGACCATTTCTGTTCTTAAGGTTTCCTTGAAGGAATATACCTTCAATAAACATGTTTTTCTTACCGTTGCGTTCTTCAACGATAAAATCAACTGATTCGATCTCTTCTCTGATAAGTTTCATTAGATTTACCCTGTGTAACCCACTTTAGCGGCTCTGGATGTGCCAGTTCCATATACAACATCATTTGGTTTTTTCTCAATAAATTCAACAGTTCCTGTAGGAATCGTAATAAAACGTCCAGTTTGACCAACTACTGTAGCGACACCGACAGTGGCAGCTGAACCAGAAACATTAATTACTCTCAACACTGTAGCTTGTGTGAATGAAATAGCAGTCCCAGACGTAGTAGGGACCGCAATCTCATTACCAATAATTAATGTCCTAGCCATTGTTAATCCCTAGTGTATGATTTTATTTATTCAACTTCGCCTTCGAGTTCAGTAGAAACTTCAGTTCCTACCTCTTCTTCATCATCAAAGACGGATCCAGCGATGTTTGGTCGAATATTTTCAATTTTTCCTGCTGCCTTGGCAAAAAGAATATCTTTAATTGAATCACTAATTTGGGAAGGACTTTCATCTTTCACCAACAAATCCATAAGTTCATCCATATTATTAATAATAATGTTTTAGTTATTTAGATGTCGCCACCCTTGGGTTTTGGGGTTTCTTCTGCTTCGGGTTCTTTTGGACCCTCACCACCACCTTCAGCAGTATTCATCTGACTTTGAAAATCAAGTTCTTGAGATGCCATTTGCATATTCTGAACTTCTTTAGGATCGATGATTGTACCATCAGCGATTTCTTTTTTCATCATCTTATCCTGTTCTTCAATCTCGGCATCAGTCTGTCTGAGGACGTTTCTTCTAACGTACTCCTGAGAGTAATACTTACCAACATAAGGTTCAGCCAAACCAGCAAGGTTCAGTCTGTTCTCAAAGAGTTCTGACTCTTTGAGTTCAGAGAAGTGGTTATCATAGAGGAAGTCATACTGGATGTGGTCACCCATATAGTTCCAATCCTCAGGTGTAATCACATTCTTAAGGAGGAGTTGAGTCTTTAACATGTCACTGAACATTGCTGAGAATCTTTTTCTCATTCTTCCAACAAACTTGGAGAACTTGATCTCATCTCTCAGGATTTCAGAAGAACGACCCAAGGAGAATCCACTATCTCCCTGAAGTCTTGTCTCTGGTACATTCAATGAACGATAAAGTTTCTTTTGGAAATATTGGATGTCAGTAATTTCCCCAAGATTTTGACCACCAGGAAGTGTGGAGATTTCAGTTCCCCTACCCCCCTCACGTCTAGGAAGCCAGAAGTCCTCCATCATAGACATGTGTTTTTTATCATCTCTGATCTCACCGGTATTTGCATCATAGACCAACTTGTTTCTATAACGCATCATCACATCTCTAAGATATTGTTCTGCCTTTACCTTAGGTAGATTACCTACATCAATATAAAAGATTCTACGTTCTGGTGCTCTTGAAAGTCTGTAGATGACCAAAGCATCTTCAATCATCATTAGTTGATTGAGTGGTTTAATTGACTTGTGAAGCCAAGATAGAGTTGATCCTTTATTTCTATCTACTAAACCAGAAGTACAATATGTGACAGAATCACGAGTCATCTTGATACTCTTCGCACTACCAGCAGTAAAGGCACTGGCAATTGAACCTGACTTTGAATTGCCAGGAGTATAAACAAAATACTCTTCAAGATCTGGGAAGTTATAACTCTGTGGGTTGTCCCTACCACCTCTTTCAAGATTGTTCAGTGAATCTTTTGGATTCTTTTTGACTTGACGAATGAACTTCATCTTCGACGCATCAATATACCTCAGTTCCTGAATACCAGCTGAAGGATCTTTTTGATCGATGACCTTGTTGTAATATAGTCTTCCATCAATATACCAATTGCGGAAGATTTCATGAGCTTTTTTGTCAAAGTCAAGAAGTTCAAGAATATATTTAAACTCTTCCTTAATCTTTTTCTTGATGCCATCACTGGCATTTAAGTTTTGAAGGTCAATCGTTACAGGACTATCATTCGTGTCCGCTACGATCGCTTCATTTACAATATCTTCGATCGCACCATCACACTCAGGATAGAGTGCCATTGATCGATATCTACGAATTAGATCGTTCTCATTTTTATATACACCCTCAATATCTACATAGCTGCCATAAAACCCCGAAGAGACGTAGTGGTCCGTACCATCATTATTACTTGGTGGTACTGGAGATACTACACTCTCCGAGGTCTTTTCATTATCTTCAATTGAGAAACCAAATAATCTCGCCATTTCAAATAAATACTAGGATTTGTCTCCTAGTATTTATAACTCGAAAATCACTCATCCCCAGATGCGGCAGATTCCTCACTAATGGAACCTGTGTTAACACCTTCACCAGCTGCGCTCTCATCGGATTCACCGATAGTGAAGTATTGAACCTGGAAGGTTACAGTGAATTCTTCAATTGTGTCAGCACTGTCATAACTAAGTGCAATTTCACTGACCTCAGAAGGCCAAATGTCATAGAACTTATAGCTCCTCAGAACACTAACAGTTCCTGGATTATTAGTTGGTGAGAATGCACTGTTACCACGACCCAATTGCTTAACAAAACCATTGGTCATGTAAGAACTTGGATTAGTGACACCAGTGTTATCAATTAGGTTTGATACAACATCACTCCACTTCTCAAAAGCGGTTCTCAGAGTGAAGTCCTCATCGTTGATGATGGTGACTGTCCACTCAGCGAATGTTCTATCACCAGCGACTTTCAGAGTTCTACCTCTAAAAGGAACACTGATTGGATTCACTGTTGAAGCTGGAAGTTGAGCTGCTTTACACAGAAACTTAAAGTTATCTGTGTAAGAACTCCATGGATCTGAGGTATCTGTATCTCCACCTTCGCCACCGCCAGTAGCATCGACCGCACCAGTTAGTGATGTTGGAAATGAGGGAATTGATACCTCAAATAGATTGGGACGGGCGCCGCCGCCCGCCAATTGTGTTTTGAAAGATGATAATGTTCTTACTGAAGCCATTTTAATTGTTCTCCGTTAGTTTAGTTAATATTATGATCAAACAGTTCCGACTACTTCGGAGAAGTCAACACCAGTTCTGGTGGCAACAAAGGTAAGTGTGATGAAGTTGATAGACTTCGTAGGTTTCAAGAAGATGTCTGCTCTAAACTCATTGTTATCAATGAGGTCGGGAGTGTTGTTTGTGTTGTCACATTTAACTACAAAGTCAAAAAGACCTCTCTTTGCTTGAACATCACGGAGGAAGGGTTCAACAGCGTTCACGAAACCAGATCTTGTAGTCTGATCGTTGACTTCAAAGAGTCTTGAATTGGCTGCCTGTTCGATGGTTTTTTCAACCGTCAGGAACAATCTTCTTACGTTTATTCTATCAAAAGCGGAATCATAACCAAGTGCTGTCTTGTCACCAAACAGAACAATACCAGCACCTGGTTTGTTCATGATTGGATTGATTCTATTACTATAGAGTTGGTCTCTCTGTGCCTTACTTGGGTTGTAAGCCAACTTGACCGCGTCATTGATAGCTCCTCTTTGGGTACCAGCTGGTGAGAACCAAGGGAAGGATTCAGTGTCAGTTCTAACCATTGTTCCTGCAACGTCTGGGTTGCATGGGATGTAGACGAACTGATTATTGAATCTATCAAAAGTATACTTCCAACCACTGTCAAATACAGCGTAGGAGGAAGATGTCAGAGGTGCATAGAACTCAAGAACATTCTGTACTTGTGTTGCAGCAAGAGTCTGACCGACAACGTCATCTCTGTGCGGGGAGATAACTGCTATACAATCCTTTCTAGATTCGGCAACTTGAATCAGTTTGTTAGCCTTAGCTTGGGAATTGATCTTATCAGGAAGACCGGGACCCATCAGGAGGAAGTCAACAGTAACTTCTGCATCATTCGAGAAGACTTCATAAGAAGTCTGAAGATCTCCAAGTGTTGCTGGGAATCCACTATTTGATGTATAGTTTTGACCACCACCAAGAGTGTATGTCTTATTGCCAATGGCTGAGAAACTAATATTTTGTGCTATTTGTCCCCAAGCTCCACCACCAATTGTGATTGGTAAAGTTCCAGAACTAAAGTTAATAGCTCTTGGACTTGTACCTTGAACTGAGTCTTCAGCATTAGCAGGACTATAACCAGCGAAGATATACCTAGAACCGTTAACCAACGCGTTCTTATAATATGTCCTAGTTGGTGCTTCACCATCAGCTACAGCATCAGATGCCTTAGAAAGGAAGGTGTGTTTCTCAAGAATATTACCTTGAATACCAGTGATACTACCACTGTCGTCAATAACTACAATGTGGAGTGAGTCACCCGCACCATTTCTAGAACCAGAAAAGTTAGAATCAACTGGTTTACCAGCGATTGTGTTCCAGAAGATTGGGTTATTGGTACCAATTGTTTGTTGATCATACCAGTCAACTGCTGTCGTGACTGGGGCTGTATAACCGGTTGTAATACCTGTTGAGTTTGTAAAGATTAGTTGATTAGTTGCAGCGAACGCTCTAGTGGAGTCATTCTTAGCGTACTTAACATTAGTCTCTGTACCAGCGGTGTCAACTCTCGAAAGAACTCTAACGTCAATCGAACTAGAACCACCAGCGTCTGTGGTAACACCAGTAACAATACCTTTAATGTAACCATCGAAAGATGATGTCGTGCCAGCACCAGCGATAACACCAGTGATAGAGGCTGTAACAGCAGTACCGACAACAACGTGAAGACTACCACCCGGTGCTACAGTATTGATACCCAGTGTTTGATCTGCCGCGTTATCAATAAAAGCAACCTTCAATCCGTTAGCCCAGGTTCCGGGGTTCTTAGATGCGTAGTAGTAATTAGCAGCTTCCTGATAATTCTCTTCGTAATCGTCGTTGTTTTTGATCTTCAGTGTTGTAACATTATCAACACCAACACCAGCGTTTGCGTTTTTCAGTTCAGCGCCATCTGTTCTGATAACCGAAAGAACTCCACCATATGTAAGATACGATGAAGCCGACAACCAATATTCGTATTGTCTATCTGTAGACAGAGGTTTTCCAAAACCCTCCAATAATTCAGCTTGATTGACAACCTCAATTGGTTGGTCAATGGGACCGAGTTGGAAGGGTCCAGCAATAGCACCAACTGCGGCACTAATATTATCAACTCTTCCAACTGTTAAGTCAATCTCTCTGGTAAGAATACCGGGAGATAATTGAGGAGTCGCCATGTTTTTGATTCTCCCTAAAGTGCTCAAGTTTAACTAAAATTATTTAGAGTTATGTGTATTTTCAGGGGGTAAAACGGGACGAAAACGAGGACAAAGTAATTACCAATCTGGATATTCCCAATCATTCATTGGTGATTTCTTCTTTCTGTCTAGAATAACTTTCCTTATGGTACATTCCTTACAAATGTACGAGTATGATGATGCTACCGCTCCCTTATCCTTTCTTGTTCTATAAAATCCATCTATCAAATTCTTAATCTCACCACAAGATCTGCATTTTCTATCAGATAAAAGTAGGTGTCCTAATTTAAACTGGCCATCCAGATCCATAACCATCCTCTTTTATTTTTTCAAGTTTCCATAAAATGTATTCAATGGTCGGAACACATTGTGGATTCCAACCAACAAATCCTTTTGATTCTTTACTCGGAAGATTCCAACAGGGAGCATCATCATTCTCAAGATCTAATGATTCACGATATGCATCATTACCTATCATTATAACTGCTCTTTCTGATTGATTTAAAAAACAGAAAGAATTAAAACACTGGTGTTTAATTATTTCAGGAAGATTCATTTCTAAGACGATTGATGAAGGGAACAATACGATCACGTTTTTCGTATTCTTTTATTAGACGTTCGGATTGTTTTCTATCTGTGCCACAGGGAGCATTTCTAAGACAGATTAGAATATGATCATGATCACTAATTTCTGGTTTGATAGTAAAACCCCACTTGTCTACTTTGGGTATTACTTTTTTATCGATGTCTTGTATAAATTCACTCATTACAGGTAGTTCCACATATAGTCCATTCCTCCTCCTTTGTCGCCATATTCGTCGGTAAACCAACGGTCTCCTTCATCATCCACAAAAGAATCAACATTGAGTCCATCGTTAATAAAACCGAAGGGTGCCATATCTTGTTCAATTTGGTTCTTCTGATCTTCATAAAGTCGTTTCCTAACATCTTGATCTGTAAGTTCTTTGAAGTAATCTTGAGCGACTAACCACGCATAGATGACAAGACACATAGCCAAGTCATCATTACACCCCTCTTCTGCCTCAAATGAATTGTGTTTAGAGATAAAAGTAGTTAGTTCTGAAATAATTTCATAGTCATTCATGATGAGTTTATCTTCCTCAATCATAGTTTTCAGATTAAGTGACCCAATCTTCTTGACTGTCTTGGACATTTTAACACCAAGTTGTGTTTTTGTCCCAGAAAATCCTTGACCAACAACTTGACCAGCTCTACCTCTCATAGAACACATTAGTAGGTTCTGATATTCGAGATCGTATTGTAAAATACTTGCTACCTGGTCACCAACATCATTGACTTCACATAGAATGAAAGCTTCATTATAACTCTTGGCTACATCATAGATGACACTAGGGAACAACATCGGTTTGATCATGTTGTCCCTATACTTCGCTACAACCTTATGTGGGAAAGTAGTTATGTCAACAACAACAAAAGCAGAGTAGTCATTACCAACACCCCGTGCAACGTCAACAGCCATCGCGTAATCATGTTCAGTTTCTGGTGCTACGTGAATATCTAATCCGGCGTTTGACTTACGTGGTCGTTCAAATACTAAAGATTTTAACTTACTAGGTGCAATCAGTGTGTCAACAGATCCTAAGAATTCACATTCAAACTCAATCTTAAATTGTTGTTCTGATGTGTTGGCAATAGTTTGTTCTTTCCAAACAGCATCTCTACCAGGAACTTCTGACCAGTGAACATCCGTAGGAATATATTCATTTTTATTTCTCTCCGCATCATGCCACATACGGTAGAAATGATTCATACCATGTGGGGTGGAAACTATAATTACCTTCGTTGATTTACCAGAAGTAATAGTAGGATAAACAGATGCAAAGAAGGCGTCTGCAATATGGTTTGGAACGAATGCGAATTCGTCGAGGAAGAGAATGTTGAACGACATGCCTCGGACAGCACTTGCAGATGTAGAAGCTGCCAATATTTTACTGCCGTTTTCGAGCTCGATGTTTCCTTTGTTCCAAACGAGGATGCCCTGTTGCATCCATTTGGGTAAGTTTTCATATGCAGTTGCAAGTCTTGATAGGAGCTCCCTAGCAGTAGTTGCTTTGTTGGCTAATATTCCTATATTAACACTATCATTAAAAATTGCATAATGAAGAAGGTAAGATACACAGGTAGTAGACTTACCGGTCTGTCGTGGCATCTTACAGATATTAAATCTGTGATTATGAAATCTATTAATTAACTTCTCTTGAAAATCATAAGTCTTGAAAGGTTGAAGTCCATGATCCAGAGTCACAATCTGAACATAGTTCTGTGCAAAATACACAGGATCATCCTTACATTTGATATACTCCTCAATTTGTTCTTGTGTAAACTCAATTGGAGTATTGGCCTTCTTTAGAAGGGGATTACCAAGATATACATTATCAGCCATAAATTAATCAACAATTCCAAGCTCTAAGTGATTTGTTTATTCTACTATCAGGATCTCTTGCAGTTTTAGCAGACGTTAATTTCTTCTTCATACCTTTCATTCTCGCACAAAAACTCTTTCTACGAGGGTTCCCAACTTTTTTTGAAGGTGCCTTAAGATCGCTTCCTGGGTTATCACGTTCATACGACTTTCTACCTTTTTCATTCAATCCTCCTGATTGATTCTTACCAGATTTCTTTGTCCAGGCTGAACCCTCTTCGATGTCAGCCTCTTCATACTTTTTTACTTCGTACCCTTCTTTCTTTAGTTTCTCACGTTTGGCCTTAGCCTTAGCGAGTATTCTATCTCTAGCTGCATCTCTATCACTTTTGGGGATAGGTGTAACAGCTCCTACCTTCTGATCAATATCACCAGGGGCATAACCCTCATAGGATGTTCCCATTGGTTTGACATAATTGTTGTTAGGACCAGGTTTAGCTCTGTCGCCGCCACCAGCAACTAACATAGTGTCACCAGGTTGTCTTAGAGCCAGATCAAATCTCTGAACCATACATCCGGGGTAGATCTTCTCAAGAGCTGCTGTTACTTCCTGTCTGGTAGGTTTCTTTACTTCAGGGAAGAACAACTTGATCATCATAAATTTACCTCTCCAAGAAAAATTGACGAGATAAACATTACCATTCTCGTTAATTCTTGTTGCTTCGTCTAGTACGTCTTCATCAATATGAGGTGATTGATTTGACAATCTCTCAAGAACCCTTTCTCTCTCTTCAGATACACCAGATTTTCTGAGTCTCTTTGCCTGACTCTTGTGCATCTCAACAGCCTTATCAAGTTCCTTGGCAATGCCTTTCACACTATCAGGATTCTTGTGACTCTCCTTAACTTCAGTTTCTTCTTTCTTGACACAGTTTGGATATCTCTTACCAAACATAGTCTTCATACCTTTTTTCTCATATCCTTTCCAACATGCTTCATCAATAACTTCTACTTCAATACCAGCATACTTCATAGCTGCAATCTGAGTCTCAGTGAACTCAGGAAGGTCATAGAAACCTTCAAATCCTTCTTTCTTAGTGGAATTACCCCAGTTAGATGCACCAACCTTACGACACTTTACCAATGCACCGGAGGCATAAGCTGAAGGCCATACAGAATAACGAGACTTTACCTTACTATAACAGGCGTCTTTAGTCCCACTACCTTTACCTTTCTTATCTGATGCTTCGTTAAAGATTTCTTCTTTCATTTTCTTCTTGGGTTTATCAGTAGAAACGTAGGTTGGTTTGGATGCTCCAGACTTTTGTTGTTGTCCGGGATCTTGTCTTGACTTTCTTGTGTCAGCTGATCGAAGTTCTTTCTTCGACATGCTAGCTTTCTTAGACGAAGAAT